CACGAAATTGTTAATAATCTTAACCGAATATATGGTGCATATAAATTCTGAAATAATGTTAGAATCACCAAATCCAAATTTAATAATTATTCGCTCTGTTCCTGTGAAATTTAATTTTCCAATCCAATCATCAGAATTTCTAACATCTAGATACCCATAAATAAATGAGTTTAACATACCCTCATTTAAGGACATTTCAATGAATCGAAAATCTCCACCAGTTGGATTATTGTCAGTATCAAAAAGAATAACAGAAGATACTAGGATTGGTGGTAAATCTTCTAAATAATTAGATAGTTTTTGAATCTCTATAGATTTTAAAAAACTCGGTGCAACATTTGGCGTATCAGTATATAAATCAGTCATAATTAAATGTCAATCTGTAATGCTCTACCAATATATCTTGAGTCTATTGCTGTTTGGAATAAATCAGAAACAATATTTGAAAACTCTGGTTTTAAAATATTAACATTCTGATGTTTGTTGTTTTCTTTTAATACTTGATCTAAAATAGTAGTAATAGATGCTCCATAAGGATTACCATTCATGTAGTTGAATAATACAGTTTCTCCGATAGTAGTTGTAAGCGCATATGTAGGATCTGCTGTGACTATAGTAGATATAGGAGATGCATAATTTCCTGTCAACTGATCCGCGCCATTCACAATAGTATAAGGATTTACTATAGATGTAGTAGTATAAAAATCTGTAAGAGTATTATAATATTCTACTTTCTTTATAATTCTAGAAACAGAAGTGTTTGGTACGAGGGCGGGAACTCCATCTGAACCTATTCGAACAAATCTAACATAATCTAACGCAGATATATTACCCACACCACCAAGTCCCCTGAAATATCTAAATCGGGTGTCCCATTTATCAATTATTGTATATTTTGAAAAATCCCAGTCCTCTCCAACAGAATTGCAATATACCACAATATCACCCTCAAGAAGTTTTGGTAAGTCTGTTATGAAATAAGAGTAACCATTATACTTTGCTTTGGTTATTTCTATTAGTTTGAAGTGTTCTGTTGGCCAATCTGTATGTGGATTTACTATATTATTGGCAAGAAATAACATCCATGAATATTCTGGAGTTAAATATATGTCGTTTGCTATTCGTTCTGGCTTTTCTCCTTGCGAAATTAGAGTTTTTAAAAATGCAGAATCTTTATTGCGAAAGGATTGAGAAAACGAAACCTTGCGGAATATATCTGCGACTTCTATATTCTTTCCATTTTGAAAGTTGTAATTTATTTTTGGAAATTTATCAAAATACATGAATATCCTTATATTGAGAGAATTCCGCCGCCCGTCACAAATGCTGTTGATCTATTTATTATCTCGTTAGTTCCCCTAGCAGATCTAAAGGCTGGTTCTATTTCTAAGAAACTAAGATCGACAACGACACACATTGGTTTTATAGTAGATCCGCTATCAGCTATACCATATGCGTCATTGAATCCCATCTTATTAGTAACAACACTAGCAAGAACACATAATTGAGGTTGTCCGCTCCATAATGGATCAAGTTTTACAGAATTACTAGATCCTATTCCAACTTGCCACATTGGAGGAACTCTGATGGTTCTAGTAATAAGACTCTGTATCTTTGCTTGTGGTAAAGAGAACGCTTCTAAAGTATCAGCAACATAACACGCAGCATCTGCATCTTGTGGTGTCCAAGCTGGCATTATGATCTTAGTACTAAATGCTCTTTTGCTCGCAGATTGGAATGTAGCATCATACATATCCATATGTGAGGAAGCTCCAAATCCAAGCATTTCAGATACTGTATCTGGGGCATCCACCGCAGCTTGCGCTAAACCAACCGCTAGGTCTTGACCTGGAATCCAAGAAGTTAATTTATCCAAATAATATGTTGGATCTGCATGAGTAACATTCGTACCCTTATCGTCTGCAGAATCGTCATATCTTACCAAAGTTTTTGTACTAAACTGTTTTGGAGCCGGAACCATTATATTACGTAAGACACCACCACCTACCGCATATTTTGCAGCTCGCGCCACAGAACTCTGCGAAAATTCAAAGGCTGTCATCTTCAACCATAGCGGTATCTTATCTTGCTCCTTTGGGGTAGCAGGATAGATTACACTATCAGTAAACAATCCAACAACTGCTCCAATTATACTCATCTTACGTATTCTCCTATATAATAGATGGCATATAAAACCAAATATTTTCCTATAAATCCTACTAAATATATAGGTAACTACAATAGTATTATTTGTAGATCTTTATGGGAAAGGAAATTTTGCAAATACCTAGACACAAACACAAATATAGTACGATGGACGTTTGAATCTCTTAGAATTCCCTATATATCGCCAATCGACAATAAACAACACATGTATATACCAGATTTTTTAATAGAGACTAAAGACAAAAGTGGAAGTATTGAAACTATATTGATAGAAATTAAGCCTAAAAAACAAACAATAAAACCAGAGATGAAAAAGAAATCAAAAAAGACATTTTTAACCGAATCTTATACCTTCATGGTAAACGAAGCTAAATGGACATCGGCAAAAAAATACTGCCAGGAAAATGACATAAAGTTTCAAATATTAACAGAAGATGAGTTATTTTAATGACAATACCAAGCAATTCTATAACCAACTTTCGTGCAAATGTAACAGCTAGTAACGGGTTTCAACATGCTGGAATGTACAAGTGTCAGATGAGTTCAGGTGCAGGATATCTAGAAAGTTATCCATTGGACATCACTTTACCACAGAGAACATTTGATTTAGCTCCATTTTCGAATTGGGGTCCTGAATCCAATCTACAAGTAAGAAGAAATTACGGAGAATGTTCTATGACATTTATAATAATGCAAGACTGGAATGAACGATTGTATATAGAAAAATGGATGGATACTATATTACCAGTCCTAGGTAGTGATGCTCCATCTGCTCCAGGGCTATCATTCATGCAAAGAATGTTTGGCAGACTTGCAGAACCGTTTACTGGTGGTGGAGGAGATTCCTCAAAATATGCAGATTATTCTACAGGATATGGTAACAGCGCCGGAACAATTTCTATTGATTTCCTCAATAGTCAAAATCGTGGGTTTGCAAACGCATCTATGATATTATATGATGTTTTTCCACAAACTATAACACCAACCACATTTAGTTCGACTCCAGACTATGGTCTTGCCACTTTTGTTGCTATATTCAATTTCAGAGAATATGAGATATTGTAACGGATATAAATATAGTATAGGAGAATCAATATTATGAATGTGTCGGATCTATTGAAATCAACAGTCCCAAAGTATAACGAAACTATTCCATCTTCTGGTAAACAAATATGGTTTAGACCATTCTTTGTAAAAGAAGAAAAAATATTATTAATTGCACAAGAAACAGCAAAAGAGATAGAAATATTACATGCAATAAAAAGTGTAATAGAAAATTGCTTTGATGGTATCGAAGACGCTTCGATACTACCAATCTTTGATCTAGAATATCTTTTTTTGAAATTGCGTTCTAAATCTGTTCAAGAAGTTGTAACACCCATTCTAGAGTGTCCAATTACTCGGGAAAAGATTAAGTTAACTATACAGTTAGATGAAATCAAAGTTAAAACCTTTGAAAATCATAATAAAATAATAAAAATCAACGATACTATTATTGTGGGTATGAAGTATCCATCACTGTCATTATTTTTAGAAAAAAACATAATGGATATGTCTCTCATGAACTTCTATGATATGGCAATAAATTGTATAGAATATATTGAAACACCAACAGAACGAATGGATTTTTATGAAAAATCGAATATTGAAGATTTTAAGCAATTTGTCGATTCAATGACAAAAGAACAATTTGATAAAATAATACAATTCTTTGCTACAATGCCAAGAATAGAGCACGTAGTAGAATATAAGACATCTGATGGAGTGATACGAGAGGTGGTGCTAAGAGGTATTCGAGATTTTTTCGAATAAGCCTCAGTCACATAAGTCTGGGGTCATGTTTCGATCTATATTTTAAAATGATGCAAAATTATGCATACAGTTTGATGGATATAGAAAACATGATACCGTGGGAAAGAGACATATATGTGGATTTACTGAGGCAGCATATTGATGATGAAAACAATAGGTTAATGAACGAAAAGAATCTAAGAGAAGCACAAACTGCAAGAAGAAGAAGATGATACCAGAAAAAGATCTAGAACAACTTAAGATAGAAATGTTGAATATTTTTCAAGGATCTATGTCTATAGATTCTTCTAAAGAGGATTTAAATAATAATTCTAATATATTTCACCCTAATGTTTTAAAACCTATAGAATCTCCTACTAGAATAGATAATACTGAATTTAGTGGAGATTCGTATAAGAAATCAGATCCAACCCAAATTAACATCAATCTTCAGTTAGACGGAGCAAAATCTCCAAAATTAGTAAATTTCAATAAAAATCAAACACAATATAACGTAAATATAAAAAAAAATGACAAAACTCCACAGATAGTTTCAAATTATATTGGTAGGGATAGAGGAACTGGAGATCCTAGTACATTAGGATTACCTCCTATAAATTATTCTAAATTCTTGGAGTCTACTAAAACTCCAGAAAATAATATACAACATACAGAGCATAAAAACGTCTATATGAGCTTTTTAACCGAAACTCCATATAATTTTATCAGTACAAATTCTTCTGTGTATGTAAAAGAAAAAAATACAGCAAATAATACTCTTATACAGCGGTATGATACTTCTTCCAATCCCACTAATAACCTAACGAGTAATGTTACGAACACTACGTTACCCACTAATAACCTAACGAGTAATGTTACGAACACTACATTACCTGTAAATAACCTAACGAGTAATGTTACGAACACTACGTTACCCACTAATAACCTAACGAGTAATGTTACGAACACTACATTACCTGTAAATAATCTAACGAGTAATGTTGCGAACACTACATTACCTGTAAATAACCTAACGAGTAATGTTACGAACACTACGTTACCCACTAATAACCTAACGAGTAATGTTACTAATACTACGCTACCTGTAAATAATCTAACGAGTAACACTAATTATAATATATTTAACAAAACTAATCAAGAGACATTAAATACCTCTACATCAGACTCTACAATAATAAAACAAGATATAAAACCTATATCTAATATTAAAAATATTGATTTAGGATCCATATCTAATATTAATAATCTAACACAAGAAAATATAACCCAATTAAATAAAGATCAAATCAATTCGAAAAATTATTCGTTCTTTGGGAATGCATCATATTATAAGGTACAAATAGATCCTACAGAAAATACAAACACATTTGAATCTAGATTTGTTGGTAAATCAGAAGCGAAAGAGATAATTCATAAAAAAGAAAAGATATTATTAATTCCGGCATTTGCTGATGGAGGATTTGTTGGTAAATCTACAGTAGCTATGGTTGGTGAAAGAGGAACAGAAACCTCATCTAGTGGTGCAGTTTTCAATTCACCAACAGTTACTACTTTACAAAAAAATAATACAATTCTTCCAACAACAAAAACCTCGACCGAACAAACATCTTCATCTATAATGCAAAATCAAAAAATGCAAAAAGATGACAAATCTTCAGATCCATCTAAAGACAACCTAGAAGATAAAGTAGATAGTTTGGCGAAAGCTTTTGTTGAAAGTTTAAAACCTAAGGGAGAGAAGACGCCAAAACGCCAAACAAATCAAAACCCCAGAGGTTCTAGTATGTACACATCACTAAGAGAATTTATGAGGAATAACGCATCTGTGCCACATCATAGATTATCTAAGGAATAATAAAAAACCCCACATTTCTGTGGGGTCTCTTACTTGACTGGGGTGAATCTTATTCCTCTGCTAGTTTTTGGAAATATTCCAAAGCATCTGTTTCTTCATCAACTTCCTGCTTAGGTGCTTTAGACTTTAGGATGGATGGTTTTTCAACCATAACATCTTCAACATCCTCAGCAGTCTTGGGTGAAGTTGGAGCCTTACCCCTAATATCTCCCTTAAGAACTTCATGGAGTTTGTTCTTCAATTCATCATATGACTTGAAGTTGGATTCATCCGTGAATTCCTTGAGAGGATGTTCTTGCTTCCAAATTGCTTCCAACTTAGAATCATCTCCATCCAACAATGGCGCCGGAGAATCAAATTCCGACTTATCATAATTAACATATCCACCAACCGAACGAATCTTGACTTTAAAATTCGCTCCATTCCAGAGATTAAATGGATCGAGTGGAGTTTCATCCTTGAATTCTGGAGTCATTGCTTCCTGAATCTTTTCGAAAATCTTGACTCCATATTTGAATAGAAAGGTCTTTCCTTCATTTTGTGGGTTAGCTGGATCACTTACAACATAAATGTTGGAGATGTAATTCAACTTTCGCTTTCGCTGTCGAGCAAGATCCTTATCTGCATCCAATCCACTCTTCCACAGAAGACTGTTCATTTCAGATACTGGATCATTCTTAGAAAGGGTAGTCAAAGAGTTTTCAATATACCACGATCCACCTGGACCTTGAAACGCATGAGAATAGAGTTTTGACCACGGAACATCCTCGCCATTGACTGCCGGAAGGAATCTAATAACAGCAAACCCGTTTTTTGCTTTATCCAACTCTGGACGCCAAAAACGATCATCTTTATAATCTTTCTTGGTATTGTCTTGTTCTAACTTTTTGACTAACTGTTCGATACTGGTTTTTGATTTCTTTTTGAAATCGTTAAATGAACTCATATGGTTTCCTTTGTTTACGAAGAACTACTTCGATCTTATAATAGATGGGAACTCCCCACCACATTGTGTAATTATAGCAAGAATAGAATAAAAGTCAAGCAAATGGGAGACAATTTTTTCTCTTTGGTAAAAGATTCAATTCTCTGCCTTCTTGTTGTATTTTCTCTATGATTGGCTTTGTGATCAATTTATTGGCATTTGTGAAATCTAAAGAATTATCCTCTAATACGGCAAGAACCGCATCAATATATGAAATCGAAGTTTCACTCACTCTACCCTCAACCTTTTTTGAAAACTCTTCTTTTGTTATAGTATTAAACATAATGTATATGTCCTTCTTTCTTAATACGACCATTATATATAGTTTAGGACATATATCAAGATAAAAAAAGGAATTTAGTATGCCAGACACAACCAGTAATATTTTAATCACGACTAATGACAATACTGCCATAATAGCAACAGATTATGGAACTAGTGGCATAGGATTGACTGCAGCTCATATTTCTTTATCCAAGATTGCATATGGAGACGAATCGACAACCGTACGAGTGAATACCGCTACACCACTGCCTGTATTCCTATATGGCGCTACTGCAATGACAACGACTATTGTCGGTACTGTGGGAGGTACTGGAACGTTCTTTGCAAAGAATGTTGCTGGAACCTATTTTGAAATTGCTGGAACTACCTTTTCATCGACTCTAGTTGGAATCACTGGATCTGTTCAGGGACGTATTAATGGATATCCTATGGGAATCACGGGATCTATTACAGTTCCAAATCTTTTAACGGTTCAGGGAACTACTAATGGTATTCTATTGGGTATTACTGGAGGAAGAAATCTTAACTCAGCGACAGACAGTGTTGGTGTTACTGGTATGGTACAGATCAATGGACTACCCCTAATAGCTGCATCGAATAGTGTTGCAGTATATGGTGCGGATTTGGGAGACAAGGTTTTAACCAGAATATATGGATCTGACGGAACTACATTAGGCATGGTCAGTGACGCTTTAAAGGTTAGTTTAGTTAACACAGGAATCACCTTTGCAGTCAATATAAGTGCTACTGTAGGAGTAACAAACGCAACAGGTCCTCTTGGATTGAAGGTAATGGGAACTGGAGTAACAGCAGCATTTCCTATTATAATACAAGGAACTGCGCCAGATGGTGCTATTGAAATCGTATCATATGAAGAATTGCCAGTTTCAATTGCTGGTACTCTGACTATCGATGACAGTAACATAACCGATTCATTAGAATCCTCATCAAAACCACTAATCGCAGCACTTTCTTTTATTCGATCTAATACAAATGTAATTTCTACAATAAATGATAGAATTGCTAATGGAACTGTGCAGGCTAAAGTAACAGAAATTGTAAGATCTAATACCGTTGCTCATGGAAAGAAAGATGCAACAACATCTCCAATGCCATTATCCTCTACAGTAACCAATCTAAAGAGTGGTGTTAATGTAAAATGTTCTTCTAGAAACACTGACGTGGTGTATATTGGAAATTCTAAATTACTCACAGCTCAAGGAGATGGATATCCATTAGATCCAGGAGAATCTATATTCATAGAATGCAATTCAGCTGCTTTAGTTTATGTTAAATCAAATACAGGAACTCAAACAGTACATTTCATAGCATCATAAAATGAACCTAAATCAGTTAAAACGTAATTATAAAAAACCAGAAGAAAATAAAAATTTATCTCTGGTTAGATCTAGTATATTTTACGGATTACAATATGTTGCAAAGAAAGTAGAAACTGTAAGTATAAACAGGGGAATCGTTGTAACTCCTAATTTTAGTTTTTATGATAACAACACGAAGGTTATGATCGATTTCTCAGATCATAAAAATATATTAAAAGAATCAGAACTTCTAGATTTTTGGAAATTAGCAACCAAAGGTATAACTTTTGCAGTAGATAATGCTGAGTCGTATGATTCTATAAATGCAGAAACCTATACATTATCAGGATCTTATGTTTTTAATAAAATAGAAAATTTAATAATATTTGCTGATGTTTCTTCTGTTGGAACTTTATCCACCTCTAAAGTATTATACACAAAGAAAGCTTTCAATAATACTCCATCATTTACATTAACATCAATTGATAGCAAAGTTCCTATAGAGAAGAAAACTAAAATAATCAACACATTAGGAATAAATACTAAAAATTCCTTTTCATATTTAGGCGCAGTCGTTGGTGATTATATACAATTACAAAAATTCAATACCGCTTACGAAATATTAGAATATTCAGTGGATAGCGAAGGAAAAGAAATTGTTATAATCTCGGGTCAAATAACAGAAGAGGATAGAATATCGCAGCCTACGTTTATTGGCATTTTAGTCAAAAAATTAAACGAAGCTGATAATGTAGTAAAATTGGACGATTCTATTATAGGCTCATGTACTATACAAGATAATGGTGTTATACTTAGGTGTTTTAATAATCAAACCCAACCACAATGTTCTTGTAGGAATGAATCACAACAAACTACTATATTTACTCCACAAGGTATATGCGTAACTGCAGCAACAAAATTAATTGCAACAGCAAACGATCTAACAGACATACAAACGCTGGTAAAGACTGTAGATAGCTTAAGTAAATCTGTAGCTTCAGTATCTGCTAGATCTATGAACTCAAGATAACTTATAATTTGGTTGTTTTTGTAGAAAACAACTCAAACATTATTAACATTTTATATTTTATAGTTTCCACAGATTCTATATCATTAATAGAAACAACAAGAGTTACGTCATCCCTAAGGACTTCGTAACTCTTTATTGCACATAACGTATTAAATTTTTCTAATTCTCTTTTCGGCCAACCTCCAAGAGAATCGAATCCGTATTTAAATGTAACTAAAAACATTCATAATATTTATATTATTTGCTTTTTACACATTTGTTTAATTCATACCAAATATCTCTAAAAGTATTTTCTGTATTCATGTCATCTTCTGTCATTTGATTTTGCAGAGCATTACACATAAAGAAAGAAAATATACTACTAATAAACGTATAAGCTGCAACCAGTATCACCCAAAACATTGGTTGGACAACCAATGTGCATAACAGCAACGTCATACTAACAAAGCAATTAACGATAAACAAATTAAAAACAAGATTTTTTTTCATACGATTTCCACCTCTAATATATTCTGATGATCAAATTCCCAATGACAATTCGGACAAAGTATAATTAAATTTTCTGGTTTATTAATTTCACTTATCATAGTGTCTATTGAAAATGACGATATTGGTTTTATATGACAACACTCAATATGTTTTGTATAACCGCACCGTTCACAACACGAAGAATTGCAAAATTTTTCGCTCACTCTTGCTCGGGAACGAACAAAACAAAACGCAGAAGATTTGTGTCCTCTTGTATATGTTGCTTCGCCTAATGTCATATCTTCCTTACCCCAAGATTTAAAACATTCCTTACAATATGTTGCCCTTTTTGCAATCGGTATAGAACACTTTTTACATTTACCTGATAGTTTTCTTTTAGGTTTAGATATATTGTTGATTTTGGCAGCACATGAATTACTACAAAATTTTGGGTTGTGTGTTTTATTTCCACAACACCCACATTGGTTTACTGGCATACTCGAACCTCCTATACATATATGTATATTTTTTATGATTTTCAAGTCAAACACGGGAGGCGGGGATCGAACCTGCATAATCCAATTACGGTATTCCGCTTAGAAGGCGGAACCGATACACCCGTCGGGAATAAACTCAAGTTGTATTTTAGAACTTTATATTAAACACTAAGTTTAAGTGGTGCATCTACCACTTTCTTCTGAGGAACGAAAAGACCACCAACGATGACACTAACGAAATGATCTTCTAGATCCTTTTGAGGAAGAACTGAGAACACAACAAATCGTTCTTCTAGGGTAATTCCATTTTTAAGATCTGCGTATGGCAACCATTTAGCAAACATAAGTTTACCTTCTGGTGTTGGAATTAGAACTGCAGGATCTTTAATATGATACGCTACAATCTTTGTTCCTTCCATTGTTTCAGTAATATTTCCAATAACTTCTTCACCACTCATCAAACGAATAATTTTAACTTTGCTCATGATTTTCCTTTTTGTTATCACAATCACACCGACCCATGATCCTATCCCACAATGAACATTTAGGTGGTTGTGCTGTGGGCCAGCAAACACCATACATCGATTCGGTTACACCATGTTTTTCAGAATCGGCAATCGCTCTATTATGCGCCTTCACGACTTCTGTTTCTGTCAATAACAGATTAACACAACGACCATCAATTTCAATTTTAGAATAGTATTTTTTCATAATAAAAACTCCTATGGTATATAGGATACCAATCCTTAATAAGAAATCAAGTTATTTCTTGATTTTTTATTCTCATAACATTTAAATAGACCTTCTGAGAATCCAGAATGTTTACCAATCTCATATCCACGAGTATATGCGATGTTATACATCCACATAGAAAAGGCAGTAAAAAAACAAATACCAGAACAATAAAATAGAGCAGTGATCATACAATATGTTACATTTCTATTATTTTGAACCAGATCTTAACAATGACCTCGATGGGATTCGAACCCATGTGTCCTCCTTGAAAGGGAGGTGTCCTAGACCAGGCTAGACGACGAGGCCTAAATGGGCAAGGTGGGACTCGAACCCACGCATCGTTCGTTATAAGCGAACGGTTCTACCGACTGAACTACCTGCC